AGCAGTTCGTTTGCCACACCAACCAAGAAGGCCTGCTTTTTAGGCTGGATAAGAATCGAGCTGAACGTGGGCTCCGATGCGTCGATTGCAGAACCGGCAGCGAACTCGGCTGCAGTGCTGTAAGCGGTCATCGTGGGAATGCGCAGGTCCGAACCGCTTGTGCGGGTGAAAACCTCTGCGACGTCGAGGTAAGGTCCGACAAGTCGGGCTTTCATCATGACGCGGTCAAGGAAATCAACCGGCACGGTGTTAGCGGAAGGCACCAAGGTGGCCCGAGCTTCACCTGAAGGGTTGAAGGTGTGTCCACGCATTTCGCCGTCGGCGAGCGCACGGAAAATGTCCGCTTCGGTGCGTGCGCTTGCGGCAGGAACAAAACCGCGGGCGGCTTCGGTTGCTTCAGATGCGCGGGCCTCGTTGCGTTTTGCTACGCCAATGGCGTCATCGTGGCGGGCAATGTCTGCCTCAATGTTTTCAATTTTGCGAAGTTCCTCGGCGTCAAGGCCACGTCCCTCGGACTCGGCGTGGTCAAGGACCTCGCGAACCTGGTGGATGAGGTTCCCACGCGCTTCTTCGCTGTTGCGAATAAATGACATGTTTGTCTCCTAAATAATTGGTTTGGGTTTAGTGGCGAGTGACGCTCAACTTTCCGGCAGAGAGTGACTCACATCCGGTCCTTCTATTGTAGTTTGTGTGCTGTCTTTAGCTCCGTGGAGCTGTGGGGAGTCGAAACCATCCAGCCCCACACCTATTTTAGGGCAAAGAAAACCCCTACCGTCGAAAGGGTGTGAACGGTAGGGGCCGACCGCTTCTACCGCGTTTCTTTAGCCTTCAACACGCGATTCTCCTGAACAGGCTCCTCGTCCAATGCAACAACAGCGCGAGCCATAGCCGCCGACAAATCCCTTACCACCCCAGAATCAGGGTTCCCCGCAACCTTCAAAATAGCGCGGCGCACGTCTTCAAATGTAGCCATTAGAACCTCTCCAACAATTCGAGTTTTTTCTTCTTCAAAGCCAACAAGCCAAGGTCGCCCACAACTTCAGGTTCCTTGTCGACCGGCTTCAACTCATCCACAACACGGTTGAGCAAGTTTGCCTCCTCCACTGAAAGTTCATCGCCAGACTCAATTTTAAGCAAAGCGTCCGCCAGCTCGTCAACATCAACCTGTGCGCGTTGCGCAATGCGGTCCAGGCCACGCATTGACACTGTGCCAGCAGTGCCCGAATATGCAGGAAAGCTCACGATGCTGGCTTCGTGAATTCTTACAGAGTTCAAAGTGCGATTGGTTCCCGTGTCGTCCCAAGTGTCACGAACAACAGAAAAGCCAAACGACATCGAATCGACCAGCCCCGTCCGAATAAGCTCTGCGGTGTCCCTCCCAAGCGTAGTGTTTGGCAACACAGCCCGAACCTTCAAGCCCACGTTGTCCTCCGTCAAAGTTAAAGAACCTGCCCTTGTCGACCCCAGAACGGCACCCGTGTCGTGATTCCACAACAGTTTTACGTCGTTACGCGACTGCAAAGACCTTTTGAAAGCACCAGGTGCGACAACCTCATGAAAGCCACCAAGATTTTCCGACCGAGAATTGAAGACCGAAGCGTAACCCTCAAACGTCATCCCGTCGCCATCGGCAAGTTCGCGCACCTCAAACGTTGTTTGGTTGGTCCGTGTTTCCATTTTTTTCACAGCTTCACCTTTAGCTCGGCCCTCGTTTTGTTCCACAATTATATCAACGACGCCGTCCGCATATTTATGCAGCCTGTCGCGGGTTCGCTCCGACAACACCACGCCCCACAGAGTTGCGCCCTCAACCGAAACAATGTCGCGCACATCGCCCCACATCGCGGGCGTCATGTTGCCCTGCGACACCGCCACGACCAAAGGGTCTTCATCGTTAGACCGGCGAGCTATCGCCCGCACCCATGCAGGCGCAGACAAATCCAAAGGCACAAAAGCACGGAAGTCGCCCTCATAAGTTCCGCCCGGTTCCATCTCCTCGGCAGAGCTCACCGCGACCATCTGGTCGATAGCGTCTTGCTCAGTTTCGTGGCACCCTATAGACTCGCCGTCTTCCTTTACCGTCGCCCACAACGGGCAATCTGGGTGCTGGTCTGTAATAAAATATGGCACTATTTAACCTCGTCCTTGTAAGCCGAATCGGGGTCCTCAGGGTCAACCTGTGCGACACCCTGAAGCTGGACAGACGGCAAACCGGTGTGCTCCATAGCTGGCACCCCAATAACCTGCAACACCTGCGCAGGGGTAAAGCCCGAATTCACAAGCGACTGCACCATTTTGACGCGCTCCATCTGCGCCTTCACGTTTGAATCATCAATGTTCACGTTTGCCAAAGGCACACGAGGTTGAGACGCCGCTTCAGACATAATCGGTGGCATGTCCTCCAACGCGCGAACCTCATTGATAGACATTGCTCCAGCCTGCAACATTGTCGAATAAGACGCTGTTCGAGCCTGCAAATCCGCCCGCAACAAACCATCCAAGTTGAACCGCAAAAATGCTTCAGACCCACCGCGATAACGGTTCATCAAAACAGACATGGCAGATTCGACCTTGGAGGCCAGTGGCCTAAGGTTGTGTGTTACCCATGCAAGGTTGTTCATTTCAACGCTCGCGAAACTGTTTGTCCCAGGAAGGCCAAGCAAGTGTGGTGGCACGTTGAAAGCCCTAGCGACATCCTCCACGGCCATTCTGCGGGCTTCAATCGCTTGAGACTTCTCGGGGTCCACCTGGGTAGGTTTGAACGATGCGCCACCTGTCAGCACGCCAGTCTTGTGCGCCTTCTTCCAACCGCGGTGACTTTGGTCAAAGCCGTTTCTCAAATCAGAGGCCTGGTCAGCGGTCAACGCGCCTGGGTATTCGATGACACCTTGCAGGGTTGTGCCGCCCCCGAAAAATGTTTGCGAGTAGCGTTCAAGGGCAAGAGTCAACCCAAAGGATTCTTTTAGAACATCTGTTCGAGCAACGCCGCGCACATTGCCAGGCTTGACCAGGTCCGGAATAAACACAATTTCTTCGGAAGACAAGGGAGAGTCCTCGCCCTCAACCGTAAACTGTAAGCGCCCCAGCCCGTTGCGTTTGACCGACACTGTTGTCGGATTCAACACGACAAGGTTGACAACCTCACCGCGGGGGTTAGAAAACACCCGAATAAAAGCGTTGCCCTCTAAAAGCATCGAAGAAAACACTGCAGAATAAAAAGCTTCTTTTGTGAGGTCCACATCGGGGCGACCGACCCATTCAGGTTTTGGCCTAAAGGGTTTGCGTGTTCCATCGTCACGGATGAAAACATCCAAAGGGAGTGTCGCCAGTGTTGTCGAAATAAGGTTCACCGCAGAAAAAACAGCGTTAACTGTGTACACAGTATCGGCGTTGATGTTCGTCCCAGAGTATGTGCCAAACGAAATGTCGTCGCCTGAAGCAAACACGGACTGGTAGCTCACGCCACGCTGCTCGAAGAACTTATCAAAAACCATTTATCGACCCAACCCCAAACCGATGACAATAAGAAAAGCGCCACCGACGACAAGACCGGCAGGCAGAAAAACTAGTGCTGCGCCCATAGTGATAGCCAAAGCCCCGCCAATTTGTAACGCTGAAGAAAGCACAGACTTGTCCTATCCGAAAAACTGTGGGACCACTGGTTCTATTCTACCCACCGTTGCGCGGTCCACGGCAATTACAGCGGCAACCGCAGCATCAATTTTGCGGGGGCTGTTCCTTGATTCTTTCACAATTCGCGGCCCAATGTTGTCGCTTTTTACTATCGCATTTTGTAGGTGACGAGACAGCACAGGGTCGCCAGAATGCACTAACTGTTTGTCCATCACCATGTCGTAAAACTTTGCACACGACGCCACCATCCGGCGGGGAGACGTTGAAGGGTATTCCACAATGGGCAACCCTTTTTCCTCCAACACCATCATCGACCGTTGCCACCGGAAAGGGTCACAAGCCACCTCGCGGACCTTCGGGTGTTTTTGGCAGTAGTCAATAATTGTGTTTTCCACATCGGCAATATCAACCCTCCAGTCGTCGCCGTCCTCGTCCACGTTTTTTTCCCACACTTTGACAAGCTGCAACCTAATAGGTTCGTCATCCTTGGGGACAGTCGCCGCGACAATGACAGTGCAGTCTCCAGAAAAAGAACCGTCAAAACCGAGGATGATTTCATCGTCCGGTGTGATGGTCGAATCTCCCTGCAGTTCCTCCCAAGACCCTGTGGGCAGCCATGACAACGCAGACGACACCCACTGGTTTGTTCGTTTAGTTCTGAACGCAGACTCGGGTGTGCGCCTCACCGCCGACTCAAAGTCTTCAGGCGAGTTCAAATCACCAAAGCCAGGGTTCGCTCGCGCCCACGTTTCTGGGTTCCTATGGTCGCCGTCGTCTTCCCACCAGGCCATAAAAAAGGTTTCATCGAATGGCTCTCCGGCATCCTCAAGACGTATCTGTTCCCGCCCATAGTTGTAGAGCGCGTAAGCGATAGAGTCTTGCCCTTTAGAATCCGTTTTCACTCCAGCAGTAGTTATTGCCACAAGGCTTGCAAGGCTTCCCCTGGAGCCCATAGCCAATGACATAACGTCAAAAAGCTCCCGATTCGGTTGAGCATGAAGCTCATCAAACAGGACGAAATTTGGATTCAGTCCTTCTTTTGAGTAAGCCTCAGCTGACAAAACCCGATACACAGAGCCACGCTCTGGATACTCAATCGCATCCCGATAAAGTTTCACAACCTCAGACAGTTCAGGAGACGACTCAATCGTCCGTTTCGCATCAGCGAAAACAATGCGAGCCTGTTCCTTTTCTGCCGCCACCGAATACACCTCACCACCGCGAGCACCATTCAACAAAGAAAACAAACACAACACAGAGCCAAGCGCAGACTTACCGTTCTTCCTAGGAACACCTACCAGCGAAACAGAATGCCGAAAAAGTCCACCTTGACCCGCAAACACATTGAGCAACAACTCTTTCTGCCAAGCACGCAACACCAACTGTTCACCAGAAAGACCCGCAACCGAATCCTTCGTGATAATCCCAAAAGATTCCGCGAACTCAATCACATGAGCACCATCACCAGAAAGCAACACGTCCTCCGGCACAGGCGTCAACCAACGTGGCGGCCAAGGCTCAATGCTTTGCAAACCACTCATCAATAACCCTTTTTGTGCGAACATGCTCAGACTGTGGACGATTTAACAACCTAGCCAGACACTCATCCCGGCCAGGGTTCAACACTTTCACCCTAGCGCCAGAAACCCTATATCGGCGCAACGCATCCGCAGAAGGGTCCGTATGCACAATCCACACGTTCAC